TTATTCTGGATTTCCGGGATTTTTGCCGTTTTCTCTTCCATTTTTTGGAGAATAAAGGGCGTCCAATTTGCCGGAAACTTCCCCGTGTTTGTTTGGGTAGAGATGGGCATAAATCTGGAGAGTGGTCTCGACGTTCTCGTGACCGAGCCGCTCCGAAATGAGCAGCGGGGAGAAACCGAGCTCAATCAGGAGCGAGGCGTGGGAGTGACGAACATCATGCACCCGGATTTTTTTCACGCCGGACAGCTTACAGCCCCGATCCATTTCATACTGCAGAAAGTGCTTCGTATACTCGAAGAGCCGCTCCGAGGGTTTATAATCGTACAGGCGGCCGGCATAATCCCGGATGATGTCCAGAAGGAAATCCGGCACGGTTATCACCCGGCGGCTTTTCGGCGTTTTCGGAGGAGAAATAACGTCCTTACAGCCAATCCGGGCGTAGCTTTTCGTTATGCTGATGGTCTTAGCCTCGAAGTTCACATCATCCAGTGTGAGCGCCAGGAGCTCCCCGGAGCGCATACCCGTCCAGAAGAGGGTGCTGAACACAGCGAAGGCGGCCGGCCTATCCTCCAGGGCGGCGGCAAAGGTCTGGAATTCGCTCTGCGTCCAGAACTGCATAGCCTCGGCGCTTTTCTTCCCGATGGAACCGGCGACGGCCGCAGGATTGACAGCCAGCCCATAATACCGCTTGGCATAATTGAAGATGGCGGATAGCTGATTATTTATCGTTTTGAGGTAAGTGGGCGCATAATCGGACTCATCATCGAGAAGCTCGTTCTGCCATTTGGATACCGTCGCCGCCGTGATGGCATTGACGGGCAAGTCCTTAAAGAACGGGAGCACCTTTGAATCAATGAGGTACTTCTTCCCCTCGAACGTCGTAGCGCGGAGCCGAGCCTTGCAATGCTCCATATAGAGCTCGACCATGGAGCCGAAAGCCATGTCACAGGAGCCGCTCTGTTTTTTGAGGAAGTCCCGCTCATACTGAACGGCGTCGCCCTTTTTATCGAAACCCCGCTTTTTATGCTGGACGACATTCCCCGTCCAATCCTTATAGCGGAAGGTGCAGTACCACGTCTTTCTTTTTTCATCTTTGTAAACAGACAAAGCAACGCCTCCCTTCACGAAAGCCCCAGCCGGACGACGGCAGAGGGCTTATTTTTTATGCCTTTTCTTCGCCTTCAGGAGCGGAGCCGTTCGCATTTCCCTGAAGCCCAGAGACTTGGGCGAGGATAGACATGGAAAGCTCGGCAGACACCCCGGCAGACCGGAGAGCAGAGACCAGTTCCTCTAAAGGCTTCCCGGACTGGAGGAACTGCGCCGCAACCATATAAGCGTCCATGGTACCCATTACAGCAGCGAGGAGGCTATCTCGCAGACCAGACTCCGCAGGAAGCGACAGCGAGGAACGAGAAAAGGCGCTCCATAATTCAGACCGCTGGGAGGACATGTCGGCGACTTCTTTCATGGATTGCGAAGGAGGATAATAAGCAGCACGGCGAGACCCTGGCTTCAGGTGAGGAATCTCCGGTTCATCTTCAAGTCCAAGCAGGTAGTCGGCGGACACACCGAAATAATCCGCAACGACATACAGGACGTCAATAGGAGCCGTCCGGCTTTGCTTTTCATAATAACTGATACTGCCGCGAGACAAGCCCAAATCAGCACCCAAACCATCCTGTGATTTTTTAAGACCAGTACGAAGACCTCGGAGGCGTTCGGCGAAAGATTTTCTGACCTGCATTTTAACAGCATTGGCCTTGCTTTCTCCGGGCTCCTTGACTTTACCCTTCCTCATTTTGTGCCTCCTTTTTGACCAACAATAGTGACATTCAGGCAGCATAGTTCAAGCCACAAGCCATTGAATGTACAACATTGGCGAAACGTAATTTTTTAATACGCTAATCGTTGACAATAAGAACAACAAGAGTTATTGTAAGATTACAACAAAACGCAGGAATTGTAAAGGGCGTTTAGCTAATTGTATGCAAAGGAGGGTAAGCAATGAAAGCCAACATTGATATTCGGAGGGAGGCCAAGCGGGCCGGTGTGGCACATTGGCAGATTGCAAAGCGCTTGGGGTGTGCTGAATCCACATTTTGCAAGAAGCTGCGGGACGAACTCTCCCCGGAAGACAAAGCAAAAGTCCGTCAAGCCATCATTGAGATTGGCGAGATTGAGCAGGGAGGCGGCAGCAATGGAAACATGTGCGAGGCATTTGGAGCATGAACCGCCCTGCTTAGTGGATAGGAAGAGCGAGAGGGGGCGGCAACCATGGCATGGGTTTCAGCCCACGAAGGAATGAGAGACCACCCAAAGACAAGGGAGCTTTCGCGCAAGCTACAATGTAGCCGACACGAGGCAATCGGCATACTCGTGACGCTCTGGCTTTGGAGCCTTAACAACGCCGACCGGGACGGAAATATCAAGAGCGCTACCGCCGAAGATATCGCCGACGGTATCATGTATCGTGGACAGTCCACAGGACAGTCCGCACGTGAAGCGGCGGAACATCTGCTGGAGAGTCTTATTTCAGCAGGATGGATTGACATCGCTGACGATGGTCATTTCATTTTACACGATTGGGATTTTTGGCAAGACCAATGGTATAAGGCGCAGGACAAGAGAGCCAAAGCGGCCGCAGACAAGCGGAAACAGCGTCAAGGCGGAGGCGAAAACGATATGTCCGACGGACAGTCCACAGGACAGTCCGAAAGACAAGAGCAAGGACAGTATGTAGGACAGTCCGATAGGACATCCGCACCTAACCGTAACCGTAATCGTAACCATAACCGTGACCTTAATCACAACCGTGAACATGACCGTGACGGTGATACGCCCCCCATACCCCCCGCCGGGGGAAGTGCGGCGTCGGCCTCTGATATTCAAGAAAAGCGATTTGAAAAATTCTGGACGGCTTATCCGAAGAAGACAGGAAAACAGGCTGCCTTTAAGTCATGGCAGCGAATCAAGCCAACCGCCGAACTACATACCAAAATCATGGAGGCTGTAGCCACCGCAAAACGGACGGAGCAATGGCAGAGGGAAAACGGCCGCTTCATTCCAAACCCGGCGACTTGGCTCAACCAGGGACGATGGGACGACGAGTACGCCGAAAACCGAGTGCCGGAGAATACACGAAGAACGAAGCTCGAAGGCTTCCACATGGCAGACGAGGAAGAGGCTCCCAGACCATCTGCAGAGGAGCCGAAGCTAACCGGATTCAAGAGAGCATGGTATGAAGAGGACGACGCTGACGATGAAGCGGTAAGGTTATGAGCAGGAGAATGAATCAGCCAAGGGCATCCTCCCCCTGGGCTGTTCATATAAAACAAAATCGAGGGCTCCCTTAAAGCCCCCGACTGCGCCGGACGATATAGTGCCAACAAACCCTAAAAACCTTGAAAGCATTATATCGCAGGAGAGGGGGCAATTTCAATGACGAATGAGGAACTAGCAGTCTTGGCCGCCCGGGGCGACAGGGAAAGCCAGCACAAGCTATATTTTGCAGTTGCGCCGTTGATATACAAGCTCACGAGCCGCTATTTCAGGGTTTGCGGGGAAAGCAAGAGGGGCGTGAGACCGGAGGACTTGGTGCAATGCGGATATTTCGCATATCTGAACGCACTGAAGCAATACTCGCCGGAGAAGGGACTGAAGTTCACGACCTACCTGCAATTCCAAGTCCAGAACACCTGCAGGAGCGAGCTGGGCTTCAGGGGAAAGAAAGAGGTCGAGACCATATCCCTCGAAACGCCAGTGGGCGGCGAAGAGGAGCTGACGCTGGAGAGCGCTATCGCCGACCCGGACGCAGAGGCGGACATCACAGAATACGCCGAATACAACGAAATGCAGCTGATTGTCCGACAAGAGGTAGATAGGCTTCCCCCAAAAAACCAGATCGTAATATATGGGCTTTTTTGGGAAGAGAAGACGTGGGAGCAGATATGCGAGGAGCAGAGATGGGAGAGACCGCGCTTTTACAAGAATAAACACGAGGCATACCACAAACTGTACAGTTCGGAGGTTTTGCAACGACTGGCGGAAACCTACGCAGGATTAGACGAAGAGAGGCGAGTAACAAAACGACAATTCAGCAAGCGGTTCAAAGATGAAGCGGTCGTCACATGGAACCGAGACCGTATAAGCTATTTAGATAAGGAGACGGTGGCCGACCTGCTCAAAGACAGCGAGCTCACCCCGATAGGAGGAAACACAATATGGGATTAGACACGCAGGAGCCTCTTCGGGGGCTAGATTTGCAGGAGTTAATACTGGAAGGTAACGCAAGAATGATCATCGGTCGGCGAGCCAGCGTCCGGAGCGCACTCCGCAGGTATGGATATCACGGCAAAGCACCTGAGAAATACGGGAGGTCGACGCCAGAGGAGAGGAAGCTCCTTGAAGACGCAATGCGCCAGTATAAGGAGTTTGCATTTACCGACGAGCAAAAAAGGGCATACGACATCCTGCTATACCATTATTTTGTGGCCAAGACGCTGACAGCTCCACAAATAGCCAAACTCTTCAGAATCACCGGGAGGACGGTACATAAGTGCATAAACAAGGGCGTGAACGACCTGACGTTCTTCGTTTTCGGGATTGACGCAGTCGTGTTCAATGAAAGCCACTCGCCAATCTGGCACACACCCTACGTCGGGGAGATGGCGAAAAAGGAGCTCGAAGACCCAGAGAGGCGGCTGAAAGAAAAGGCGGAGCTTCTAAAGACGCTAAGAACCGAGTTCGCAAACTACATCCGGGAGAACCCAGAGATAGACTTAATAGCCGAAATGGAGGCAATGGACGCTTGGTTCAAAGAGCAAAAATCAGCGGCAGCCGCAAAGGCTGAACATATGAGCAGAGAAAAAGAGGAGAAAGAGCGCCTCCGGGAGGAGTGGTACCCATATATCAAAGCGGCTCTGGACGCAATCAGGAAAGGCAAAGCCACACCGGAAGTGAAGGAAATCCTCACCAAGGCGATGGAGACATACAAGGGAGCGGCGCGGTGGGAGAACCAAATCGAGTCGTACAACATATTGCAATATTACTTTTTTTCAAGCCAGCCGCCAACAGGACAGCAAGCGGCGAGGAAGTTCAATATCGCATACAGGACGGCATACAAGAGAATCAGGCTCGGCACTTACAACCTGACGCCCTTCATCTACCGAATAAAGGGAGCGGCGGAGGTATTAGGCAAAATCCAAACGGTAAAGGAGGTGAAAAACCAATGACAGACAGAAAGGAAGAGCTGAAGCAGATCATCGACGACGCAAAAGCAGAATGCAACAGGATTGTTCAGGAGGCGGAAGCGGAGCTGCAGCGTGAGGAAGAGCGAGAAGCCCTCCGCCAAAGGATGGACGATTTCCAGAAGGAAGACCTCAAAAGGCGGGCGCCGGAAATAGAAGCAGCGCAGAAAAGACACGAGGAGGAAACACTCGCCAGGAGAAAATATATCGAAGAATTGGCAGGAACGGGGGAAGCGAACAGAGGCCCGGAGAAATCGCCTTACGAAAAGCTCGTAGATAAGCACGAGCAAGCCTGGCAGATCGTCGACGGCATACAGCCAGGCAACCCGTATGCTTTAGGGCAGGCCGTCCAGGCGGTCAAGCTGCTATGCGAAGTAACAGGGGAACTACTGGCGGCATATAAGCCGGAGGACTGCGAAGAAGCAGGTCAATAACCCAAACAATCTATCAAATTTTAAGGAGGACACGACAATGGCAACGGAAAAAACGAAAGCCCAGGACATCGAAATGAACGACGAAGAGAACAAGGCGCAGCTTCGGACATACGAAAACGACATCCTCAAAGGGCTGCTGGCAGCGGCAAATTTCAAGACTGAGGAGGACAACATCCACCCGGTGGATATAGCGAGGAACGGCGTGGTGCTGTTCAGGTTCAGCATTCGCCCTTTGAGCGAAGAGGAGTACCAGACCTGCAAGGAAAAGAATACCCGCTACGTGAGGAACAAACAGCTGGGTATCAAGTTCCCGGAAGAGACCGACAGCGTGAGGTACCGCAGCGCCCTCATTTACCAGGCGACCATCGACGAGGATAAGGCTCGGATTTGGGATAACCGGGAGGCGTGGAGAGCGCTGAACGTCCTGAACGGTATCGACATGGTGGACAAGACGCTGCTTGCTGGGGAGAAGGACGCCGTTCTCGAAATCATAGACAAAATCAGCGGCTACCAGGCGACCACGGAGGAAGTGGCACGGGACTGATCGAGTCCGGAGGGACGGCAACGCTGATACACCATATTTTCCAGCGGACAGGCCTCCCCCCGGACGAATTCATGGCAAAACCATCAGGAGTGCGGGCATTCATGCTCGCCTCTATGCGGGTACAACTCGAAGCAGAGCACCCGGATAACGTGGAAAAGGCGTAGGCATGACCGGGACAGAGAGGAGGTGACCAACCATGATAGATATCAGCAAAATCAAATACAGGCTCATCCTCATAACCGCTGCAGGAAAGCAGATTGACATAACCGCTGCCGCCGAGGACATCGGATGGGAAGAGGGAGAGAGCGAACTGGCTACCCGGATAAGTTTTAGAGTTCATAATGCAATTTACGGAGGAAGTAGCATTTCAAGCCTCGCCCAGCCAGGGTGCGTCGTGGCGGTTATAGCCGACTGGGGAACCGCCAGCGAGGAGGTCGCTCGTGGCACTATCGTGGAATGGGAGGCAGCTCTAAGAGGCAGCGGTTCCTCCACGTTCGATGTTACGGCGTATGATGAGCTTTTCAACCTCCAGCAGAGCCAGGAGAACCGATACTATGCGGCCGGCACCGGGACGAAATCGGCAATCACGGCCATATTCACAGACTGGGGAATACCGGTCGAGACCTACGACGGCCCGGACGTGGCGCATGCAAAGACGCTGTTCAAAAACGAGTATTTAAGCGACATGATCCTGCACCTGCTGGACGACGCCGCCAAGAAGGACGGAGCCAAGTGCATTATACGGGCAACCAAAGGTAAGGTGAGCGTCCTGCCGAAAGGCAGCAACAAGACCATATACCACTTTGACGAGGACGCTAATGCTACAGTCACACGGGAAAAAATCAGCACGGCAAACCTCGTAACCAGGGTGAAGGTGGTTGGCAAAGAGGACAGCGAGGGCAGACAGTCGGTCGAGGCGGTTCTGGACGGGCTGACCCAGTACGGAATCCGGCAGAGGATGTATAACCGGTCGGAGGACGACAGCCTTGCGACAGCAAAATCGGCGGCGCAGGAAATGCTCGACGAGCAAGGAAGCCCGACCAGAGACCTGACGCTCGAAGGCCCGGATGTCCCCCCAGTCCGCAAGGGCGACAAAATCCATGTGAAGGCAGGGACGCTGAACGGATACTACATCGTGAAAGCGGTGCGGCACAATGCGGCGAACCGGAGCATGTCCATGGAGATAGAGCCGGAGGCAGCCGTCAAGGTAGCTACGGCCACGGCACAGACCACACAAGCGGCAACCAGCAGCGAATTCAACAAGGGCGACGGCGTGATCCTGAACGGCGCAGTCTATGGCGACAGCTACGGCAACGCTAAAGGAAAGACCTTCACCAACAGGAAAGGCACAATAACCATCAAGGTGGATACCTCCAGACCTTGCCCGTACCATATCGATGCAATCGGCTGGGTGTATCCAAACACCATAACAAAGGCTTAAAGGAGGGGAAAAATATGGAATCAAAAAGCGCAGGAGTGAATAAGCTCGCAGCCGTTTTACAGCAGCGCATGTCCGAGACCTCGGCGGCAGGAATCGTATTAGACTTCGGGCAAATTCAAAACGATTATAGCCTGCTGACAAATGCGTATCAAATACCTATCCCACAGAAGGACTACCTCGTCTGCAGGGACGTGACGCACAATCCGGCCGCAAGGCTGACGGTCACGGCAAGCGGACAAGGAACGCACCCACACGGCCCCAGCGGGACGCACGACGGCCACAGCATCGGCAACGGCGAACATAGCCACCCAGAAACAGAAGGAGCGCATGTTCACGACGTGGCGCTGCCTTCGAGCATGTGCTGGCTCCAGCCAGGCGACAGGGTGTTGATAGCATGGGTGCAGAACGACGCGGTCGTGATTGACGTCGTTCTACCGGCAACAGCGATAGGAGTGTGAGGGAATGGCAAAGAGTAAATGCAGGGAGCCGGAGCTGGGACTTCCGTGGGAGCGGCAAGCCGGAGAGACCCCGCTCGAATACCGGAAATTTTGTGCATACCGAGATATGCGGCCGGCGGACAAGATAGCCAAGCCGCGCAGCCTTCAAGAACTGGCGGGGGAAATGAAGGTTTCCCTTCAGCACCTGAAGGTGGTCAGCCGGAAGAATAACTGGGTGAGCCGCTGCGAGGAGTATGACGCTTATATCGACGAGAAAGCCAGGGCGCAGTGCGAGACGGAAATCATCGAAATGCGGAAAAATCATGCACTCCTCGCCTCCCAGATGCTAAAAAAGGCGGCGAAGCGGCTCCTGACCATTTCGGAAGAGGAAATCACCGCAGCGGACATCGTCCGCATGGTCGACGTCGGCGTGAAGATCGAGCGGTTAAGTAGAGGCGAACCCACCGACAATCAGAGGGTGAGCGGAGAGACCAAAATAACCCATGGAGGCGAAATCAGGGTGAAGAACACCAGCGACCTGAATCTTTCCAGCTTATCCGATAAAGAGCTCGCAGATCTCGAAGGGATTCTGGAGAAGCTTCACCCGGAAGAAAGCGAATAACATAACCGGCGGCCGGCCGGAAAAACACCAAGAGAGGAGGGTGAAAATTGAAAAACCATTTTATCAAGGAGAACGGATACTTAAAAGAAATCGGCAGAACGGGCGCCCGTCGCTGGGGTGGGTTTTTTTATGAGGAATTCCTACGGGAGCTTCAGGGGCGCAAGGGTGTGGAGGTTTACAAGGAGATGTCCGAGGCGGACGATATAGTGGGCGCCGTTCTTTACGCAATCGAAATGCTTATGAGACAGGCTTCATGGACAGTCCGACCGGGCGGCTCCACCGGCAAAGACCAGGAAGCGGCGGCCTTCGTCGACAGCTGCCGCCACGATATGCAAGAGACGTGGACGGACACAATCAGCGAGATTTTATCATTCCTGACATACGGGTGGAGCGCCCACGAGCTGGTTTATAAACGCAGAGCCGGAAGGAACAAAGACCCCAGGCTCAAAAGCAAATACAGCGATGGGCTGATAGGCTGGCAGAAGCTCCCCATCAGGGCGCAGGAAACACTCTGGGAGTGGAGGTACGACGATAATGACAACCTGCTGGGCATGATCCAGATACCTCCGCCAAAGTTTGAAATCATCGAAATACCCATAGAACGCCTCCTGCTTTTCAAGACCAAGAGCAGGAAGGGTAACCCAGAGGGGCGGAGCATTCTCCGCAACGCTTACCGGAGCTGGTACTTCAAGAAGCGCATTCAAGAAATCGAAGGGATAGGCGTAGAGCGAGACCTCGCTGGCTTCCCCGTTCTGACGGCACCGCCGGAAATGAACATCTGGGACGAGGAAGACCCTGACATGGCGGCAGTTCGCGTCCAGGCAGAGAAGATCGTCCAGAATATCCGCAGAGACAGCATGGAGGGGATGGTCAAACCGGACGGCTGGAAACTGGAGCTATTAAGCACCGGCGGCCGGCGCCAATTTGATACGAGTGCCATCGTCGAGAGATACGACACTCGCATAGCCATGACCGCCCTCGCAGACTTCGTTCTGCTTGGACACCAGCAGGTCGGGAGCTTCGCCCTTTCGAGCGACAAGACCGAACTGTTCAGCATGGCGGTAGGTGCCTATCTCGACATTATAACCGAAGCCTTTAATAACAAGGCAATCCCCGCCCTTATAGACCTGAACGAGGAATATTTCAAAGGAATCACCGGGTACCCGAAGCTCGCCCACGGCGACATCGAGGGAGCGGATATAGAGAAGCTGGGGACATTCGTCCGGGACATGACTGGCGTGGGCGTTCTGACGCCGGACGACGAGCTGGAGAAATACATCCGGGAAGCGGCAGGACTGCCTAAGAGGCTGGACACCATGCCGCAGATGAACGTCGACCTTGCAAAAGGAATCAGGACGGAGGAACCGAGGCTGACAGACGATGAAGAGGTCGTAAAGCAAGCGCGGAAGCGGCTGGGGAGGGATAAACATGTTCAGGATAAATAAATCATTCAGCCCCCGGCCGGTATTCAAAGCCAGAACCAAAAGCACCGAGGGGCAGGACGTCCTCGACCGGCTGAACGACTACCTGAAGAGGGCGGAAAAGGAGCCGGTATATTTCCTCACGAGGTTCTGGAGCGACCAGAAGCTGGCGATTACATACGCAGAGATAGCCGCCGCAATTCAGAACGGGTACCTTGACGCAGAGACGCTGGAGCAGTGGCGGCAGGATTATGCCGTGATGGTGGTGACCAAGCTCGCCCCCGAATGGCAGAAGGCCATGGAAGCGGCGAATGCACAATATGCAGCGGCTTATAATTTTGTATTTGACGGCTTCTCCGACAGCGTTCAGGCATGGATAGCAGAGCACGGCTCCCAGTTCGTCACAAGGGCGACGCTGGAGCAGGAAAAAGCAATCAACGCCCTTCTCTCCCACGCTTCGGCCGGCGGCATGAACGTGGACGAGCTCGCCAGGGCAATCCGCCCCATTATCGGGCTGACAAAGCCCCAGGCGGTCGCCAATTTCAATTATTACAACCACGTCAAAGCCACCCTCCTGAAGAACAACCCGAATATGAAGGCGGAAACGGCGGCGAAAAGGGCGCAGGAAGCGGCGATAAAATACGCAGCGAAGCAGCACCGGTACCGGGCGCAGAATATCGCCCAGACGGAGCTGGCATACGCATACAACCAGGGCGCCCATGAGGGGATAATCCAAATGCAGGCGGAGGGGCTTCTCACCAAGAAAAACAAGAAGTGGAGCACGGCCATGAACGAGATGGTGTGCGAGATTTGCGGGGCGCTGGAGGGCAAAGAGGTACCGATGGACGGATACTTCGAGACCGGCGGACACCGCTTCTTTATTCCCCCGGCGCACCCCGGCTGTAATTGTGCGGTCGCTTACGTCAACGCGGAGGAGGAGTGAGGCATGAGGATAGACATCGACGGAGCGGTCGGAAAGATCGTGAAGGAAGTAAACAGCCAGGTGAGAGCCAGAGCCGCAGAAGCGTCAAACGAGCTCCGAGACGCCGCCCTTGAAGTCCTCCGGGGAGAGCGGAGCGGCCGGGTTTATAAAAAGCCCGGTACCTATGGCAGCAGGGCGAACAAGCAGACCAAGAGGCTCCAGAAGGACTACGGCCACAAATTACAGGGCGGTCAGCTATACCGAGCGTCGGCGCCCGGAGAGCCACCTGCAGAGAGGACAAACTCCCTGCGGCGGAGCTGGAACGAGAAGGTAACCTCAACCAACAAGCCGGGAGGTACCGAGCATATAGCCTTTATAGACACCAACGTGGAATACGCGGCGGCTCTGGACGAAGGAACGGACAGGATGGCGGCGAGACCTATCAAGGAGCCGGTCATAGAGAGGGCAAAGCCGGGAATACGGAAGATATTCTCAAAGCCCTACACTTAAGCGGCCGAGTGCGCCATATAAGCACTTAATATATCAGGAAAGGATGGATTGAGCATGAAAACACGAACGACAACCAAGAAAGGAGGTAGGGAGAGATGGCAGACACATTTCGCATAGAAGTCCCCATCAGAGTGGACGACCAGACCGACCCTGGCGTGTCCAGAGCCAAGGAAAAGCTCAACGGCTTTGATAAAGCAGCGGAGAAGACCAAGAAGCGGCTCGATGATATGAACAAGGCCAAATATCAGATTGTCCTCGAAGCGCTGGACAAAGCGTCCAGTATCATCGGGAACGTATCCACGAAAGCGCGAAGCCTGGCCGGGAAGACCTTCAGCTTCACGATGAAGGCAATCGACATGGCGACGGCACCGCTGCGGGGACTTCTAAACTTCGCAACATCAATCCGTGGAATTGTCACAGGCGTCGTGGCCGGGCTTGCCACAAAGAAGCTCGTGATAGATCCGATAGGGCTGTCCGACTCGCTGACCAACGCGAATATCGCATTTCAGACAATGCTCGGCTCCGCTGACGCCGCAAAGAAGATGATGGCAGACATCCAAGCCTTTGCAATCAAGACGCCTTTTAACACGAGCGACGTGATCCAGAACACTCAGATGATGATGGCTTACGGGTTCAGCGCGAAGGACGTTATAGCCGACATGAAGATCATCGGCGACATGGCGGCGGCGACCGGTAGGGGCGAAGAAGCCCTCGGCGGTATAGCCCTCGCCCTCGGACAAATTAGCTCACACGGGAAGGTGTCAGCCCAGGACATGAACCAGCTCACAAACCTGGGCGTCAAGGGCTGGGACTACCTCGCAAAGGCTCTGGGCAAGACAAAGGCGGAGGTCATGGACTTATCGGAAAGAGGTCTGATTTCCGCTGATGTTGGCATTAAAGCCCTGCTGGACGGTATGAAGGAATACGAGGGTATGATGGACAAAACAGCCAACAGCACGGCAAAAGGTCTTCTAAACCAGCTACACGACACTTTCAACATTCAAATCCTCACCCGGTGGGGAGCGGGACTGCAAAAGGGAGCTGTCGCCGGCCTGAAGAAAATAAGCGACTGGGTGGCAGACAACCAGGAGAAAATCACCGAGTGGGGCGATAAGCTGGAGGAGCTGGGAAGCAAAATCAGCACCGCCGTCGTGTCCAAGGTGGAAAAGCTGCAGAGGACAATCAAAGACATGGTCAACTCCACGGAATGGAGGAACGCGGAGAACTTCGGCTCGAAGATGAAAATCGCCTGGAACACCATAATCGCTCAGCCTTTCATGGAATGGTGGAACTCCACCGGGAAGGCATGGCTGGCGGATAAAGCCAGCAAGATAGGTGAAGGAATCGGCTCCGCCATTTCGGTGGGCGTCCTCGGACTTTTGGGGACGGACGTATCAAAGGCAACGGCAGACGGCACGAGCATAGGCTCCGCATTCGCCTCCGGCTTCTCAAAAGGCTTTGACGGCCAGAAGGTAGGGGAAGCAATCCTGAACGCCATCAAGGGCGTTTTTAAGGACGCAGGTACTCTCCTGCCGGGCGGTAAGGAAGCGAGCAGCACGTCGTGGCTATCAGCCGGAGCAATCGGACTGGGAATAGCGAAGCTGTGGCCGTTGCTTTCAGGTACCGCCAAGCTGGGAAGCAAAGCCGGGAGGGGTATAATGAACCTCTTCGGCAAGGGAAGCAAGAGCGCCCTTCCGGGCGTGGCAGGTTCCGCACTTGGAGGCGAGGCATGGTCGACCAGCGTCATGTACGTTAACGCCTCCGTGGTTTACTTGAACGGAGGGCTGTCCTTCGGCGGAGGCGGAGGGAAATCACTGCTTCCCACCCTGTCGGGAGGAGCGGCAGCACTCCCCAGACTGACCGGCAGAGCGACACAACTCGCACTACCGGCCGGAGAAGCAGTCGCAGAAGCCACCGCAGGCGCAAGCAAAACGGGTATCTTTAGCAAAATAGCCGGGATATTCGGGAAGAACGGCGACGACATCCTGAAGGTGGGAAGCAAGCTCGGCAAAGGAAGCAAAGCAATACCAATCATCGGAACCGTCCTCGGATTGGCGGCAAGCGGACTGACCATAGCCAACGCCTCCCCGGAGACCAGAGGCAAGGAAGCGGCAGGAGAGGTCGGAAGCTGGCTGGGAGCCATCGGAGCCGGTGCCGGAGCGGGAGCCCTGGTAGGAACCCTCGGAGGTGGCCCGGTAGGGACAGCCGTCGGCGCTGTTGTCGGCGGTGTCGGAGGAGCCATAGGCGGCGAAGCCTTCACAGAGTGGTTATACGATCAGAAGGACGCCATCGGGGGATTTTTCACCGACACACTACCGTCGGCCGCAGGAAGCGCATGGGGCGCTCTCAAAAAGGGAGCCTCGGACGCAGGCTCATGGATTGCCGACAAATGGGGCGGCGTGAGTGACTGGTTCGGAACCAACGTATGGACGCCGATAAAGGATGTCGGCATTTCAGCAATCAACATCACGGCCGGCATTTGGGGCGGAGTGAGAGACAGCATAAGTGACAAATGGAGTGACTTCTCCGGGTGGTTTGACAGTAACGTATGGCAGCCAGTGAGCGGAGCTGCCCAGGTAGCCGCCTCATGGCTGAACGACCGATGGAGCGAAGTCAGCGGATGGGTAAGAGACCGCTGGGCAGATTTCTCCGACTGGTTTGGAGACAACGTCTGGACGCCGGTAACGAACGGAGCCCAGGCGGCCGCTTCGTGGCTGAATGACCGCTGGGGAGAGGTTAATTCATGGGTTAGGGAGAAATGGGGAACCCTTTCAAGCTGGTTCGATGAAACGGTCTGGACTCCGGTCAAGGGAGCCGCACAGACAGCAGGAGCATGGCTGGGAGACCAATTCACAGCGGCAAAAACCGCCATCAGCGAAGCCTGGGGAAGTGTTTCTGGCTGGTTTGAAGAGAACGTATGGGGGCCGATTAAAGGCGGCGCTACAGCGGCATGGAACTGGGTAGGAGACAAGCTCGGAGGAATCGGCGACTGGATAGGTGACAAATGGACGAGCTTCAAAGACTGGCTCGGAAAGATGGGCGCAAAGGGCTCCAAGGAAACCGGCCTAACGACCAGCACCGGGAAAGGCAGTGTTTTTGAACACGCCTACGGTGGCATTATGACGAAGCCGCATATGGGTATCGTAGCGGAGGAAGGAGCGGAAGGAATCATCCCGCTCAGTCCCAGCAAGAGAAGGCGCGGAATTGACCTGTGGCAGAGAACCGGCGAGCTGTTGGGCGTTCGTCCGTATGAAGAGGGCGGAATCGTCGGAGACGCGCCGGTGGCAGCTTCCACAGGAGGAAGCGGCAGGAGCGGCGAAGGCGGCAATTTAACCGTAAATAACCAGATTGAGCCCAATATCACCTTTAACATCAGTACGGGAGCAGACCCGAAAGAAGTCGTGGAGACCATCAGGGCTAAATCATCCGAGATAGCTGACATCCTCGCAGATGACGTCGCTGGTGCAACGACAGACAGACTGAAGAAGGTGTACGCAAACATGCCGAGAAAGGCTTTTGCATACTAATGCGGCTGACAAAACCAAAGCGAACGAGAGAGCGGAGAAATACTCTGCCCTCTCGTTTTTATGCCGCCGGTCACGGAAGAGAAAAATCACCCCGACGTGAGCAACCAGCGCAGCGCGTACAAGCCGATAGAACACCCGGTAGGGAATGACAAGGGTAGGGACGGAAAAGGGCAAAATGGGGCAAATGTAGAGGCAATAAAAAGACACGGCAGGAGAACCCGGCCGTGTCAGTGGATTTTCATGGTTAGGAAAGGGGGAGTAGCCGCCTTATGAAGCGTCTGTCACCTCAATGTTGAAGTACAGCGTCCCGGTATAGGTGCCAGAGCTTATATTCAGCCCCGTGGTCAACGGAAGAATTTCCAAAAAACCGCCGTAAGTAGGGCTGGTGCTGCCGGAATTGAATTTAGCAAACGGAACGCCGCGTGCCGTTTCAGAGTTATCTATGTACCATTTCGTTTTAAGCGTACTGTCGTCATACTTTAAGATGCGACACCGAATAGATTCTTGGTTTGGTGTCCCTTTGTTTTTGTAAAGATTGAAGTACCCGCTGGCGTCGTATGAGGCGTCGTAATCGACAGAGATTGCAATCATTTTCCCGGCGGGAATATCATTCTTTGAAACCGTAATCGGTATGACCTCCAGGTTTTCATTAGTTACGGTCGCCGGGATATTTACAGTATAGGTCGTGGTGTCCCCGCCACCAGTTTCAGGAGCAGTATATTCATAATTCACCGTCATACTGCCCGTGGTCACGTCTTCGGCATAGGCTGGTGTTGCCAGCGCCAGCATAGACACGACCAAAAGAAATGCCGTTACTTTCCTTTTCATTCGACCACCTCCAAAGTGAATTTCATATCGGCGCCGTTCATCGGCGTTTTGTCTTTGACGGAATAGCAGGCGTACCGCAGTATAGCTTCTTTGTAGGTACCAGCTTCCAGAGTTTGCGATAAATTGATTTCGCTTGTTTTCTGCCCAGGTTCAAGCATGCCGGAGCGGTATATCCCGGTTCCGTCAGGCAGAGCTATCGTAATCACGAAATAGCAGGGATTCTCCGCCGGATTATGCAATGCCACGGTCTGCGAGACTTTCCCAGCCTTCATAACCAGCTGGGAATAACCCGGAATGGCTATCGTCTTCGGAAGCTCGGCGGGTAACGGTTCAGCCACAGCCGCTACAGGAGTTCCGGTGCTCACGGTTTGCACAGCACCGCCGCCAGCCAGACCAATGCCGATAGCGACGCTGGCGAGGACGACAATAGTGGTAATGACTGCCACGGCCGCCATTGCTATAATGTTGTTTTTCATACAGCCTGTCCCCCTTTCCTGCTTTGTGTAATCATAATCATAACGGTTCCAGCCGGAGGGATAAAGGCAAACCGGGTGGGTATTATTTTTTCTTCCAGCGCCGGATCGTCGAATTGTCCGCCGGGCAGGAATCGGAGCGACCGGACAGCACGGCTTCAATCAGCCGGGCGTCATAGTGCTTTTTCGCCTGCATGAAGGCAGGAAGTTCCAGGTGCAGCTTGTTACAATGTGAGCAGTTAAGACGGCGCAGTAGGAACCAGTAGACCGCACCGGAACTGTCAATTACATGGCGCCGCCTCGTATCATACCCGGACATCAGCCGGCCACAGTTCGGACAGAGCGGAGCCTCCATGTTTCGGATTTTATAAACGCCCCTGGATTCGTCATGCTCCACCGTGAAGCGGGTAGCAACAATCATAGCAGACCTCCTCCTCGTCGATGAACGTCAGGACTGACGCCAGCGCTCCGGAGAGGCCAACCAAAAGCCGGAAAATTACCCACCCGGTACGCCTTTATTCATCGGCAGCCGGTACGGTACCATGGAGTGAAGAGGGGCAAAGGAGGCAAGCACGATGATATATGGCAGACTTGTAGCGACCCGAAACATAGCGGATGGGATGGAGAGCGACCCAGCGTTTGCTCAGGAGATTGTGGCAGCCTTCGGCAGGTACCAGCGCAATGACTGGGGCGAGCTTTGCCCGGAGGACAAAGCCGTAAACGACCAGGCAGCCGAGGGCGGCGAGCGGGTAATGGCGTCATACCAAACCAGCAAGGGGAAGGTCTGGATTATTACCGAATGGGACAGGTCGGCGACGACAATCCTATTCCTCAGCGAATATTAAATACCATAGGACAATAACAAAAGCCGCCGCGAGCCAAGCAGGCCCGAGACGGCTTCATGCAGAAAGAGCGGGAACCCTCTGCAGGGATACCTGCTCTTTTTATTTCATATCCGGGAGCGGGATATGCAGGAGGCGCATGATTTCCTTCTGCGTTTCATAGACCCGCTCGGCGATGAAATCACAGAACGGCTCCGGCTTCCCCTTGTTTTGATACCGGCGGATGTTATCGTTATATTCCGCCCGGAGAACCGGAGGAACAATAGCCAGCTGGTAGCCATCCTGAATAAGCGCAAGGTTCATGAGGAGACGTGCTACCCTGCCGTTCCCATCAATGAAGGGATGAATGGTTACGAATTTCAGATGGAGCAGACCGGCGAAGGTCACGGGGTGATATTTCTCCCGCTCGCTTTTAATCCAGGCGTCCAGTTCCGCCATGCGTTCCTCCAGTTCATCTGGGCGAGGAAACACATAATCAGTCCCGGAGACAAAGACCGTTTCCTTCCGCCATACGCCAGCGTTATCCTCATCAATTCCCTTGTAGAACAGGCGGTGTATAGCCTTAATATCTGCCGCAGAAATGTGCCGCTCCCCCATCAGAGTGAACATGAAATTATAAGCCTGTCCGTGGCCCACCGTTTCGTAGAAATCCCGGAGCGGTCGGCCGGCAATCGTCAGACCGTCTTCAAGTACCACTTTCGTCTCGCTGATGGTCAGGGTATTTCCCTCGATGGCGTTACTCGACCAGGTGAGACCAATCCGGTAGTAGTCCTTCAGTTGCTCCAGCATGTGACCTTCGAAAGGACGCACGGCGCTGATAGCCGCATGGCAGCGGTCGATTTTTTCATATATCGTCATTTCATCAACTCCTTTTTTACAAATTATTTCAGGCTCCCAGAGAACCCAGAAGCCCCGCAGGGGGCTTATTCTTTTACAGCCTTTATATCAAGATAACGCGCACTGTTGCCGGTGCCGTAGAGGGAAAATTCCACATTGCCGACCTTCAGCGTTTCGACCTTCCCTGCCTCGTTACATTTTGCGATATTGTCGGCGACCCACTGCTTGCACTTTTCAGGCTCGGCGCCATCGAAGGGAACGGTAGAGCAATAGCCCAGATAACCGGCCGCAACGCCCTGGAAATCCTCCTCGGATATTGCCGCCAGGTTCAGAAGCGAAAAGGTCGCATATTTCACATGCAGGACGCTGTCCGCCATGATGAAATAGGACAGTTCAGCCCCGGTATCGGAATCGACCGCAGAGGAACTGTAGGACACGTCGTCGGAAGGTGATCCGCTTTTTGGAGAAGCCTCCTTCAAGCCCCATTTAACCAGGTTCAGCTTAATATCAGCCGCCACAAGACCCGGGATTACGTCATCACCCAAAGCAAGGACATCCTCCGGGGGTTCGGAAGGAGTAGCCTGTGCTGGTTCTGGCGGAGCGGAACCCTCGGCGGATTTCTCCTTTTCCTTTGTGGAGATCGGCTCACCGGGCGCACTGCTCGAAGCGGCAGTACCATCCTTATCGGTGGAGCTTTTCGCCACAGCCGGAGCGGAATCATTTTCTCCTGCAGGCGGCTCCGGCCCAGGCTGGTACATCGCCAGCCCGATGACAAACAGGACGAGGCATACCGCCATACCGACGGCGCCGGGTTTCTTCGTCCTCTTCCTCACCAATGAAATTATAAAGACGACCAGGCAAACCAGAAAACCAAAAAGCCCAGCCAAGCCAAGGAACGCAGACATTACATCACCCTCCATCAATTACTTTGCGAGTGGTTAAAATGCCGTTTGTCATTTCGCTGCCGTTCTCAGCGCCACACCAAGGGCAGACAATACTCTCCCGCTCTTTCCCGCCAGGTACCCAGCGCCGGAAATTTCAACAGTAAAGCCCTTGCCGCAGGCTTCGCATTTACGAATATCCTTCTTTTCCAAAGCAGGAACCTTCCCTCAGTTAATATGAGACCTTATCGCCGGACGGCAAGATAAAGGAACCCTCGTACCTACAGCCCGACGCTTCGGCGATCTGTTTTAATTCATCGACCGTGAAACTTTCCCGCTTCATCTTCTGACTGAAAGCCTGCGGGCTTCTCCCGAATAACCGGGCAAGTTCGGCTACGCTTATATTCAGCTTGACGCAAAGGATTTTAAGCTGTTCAGACACTGCCACGTCACCCACTCTCCTTTCATAATTCTCATTATAAACGAATTTATATATGAAATCAACGTATATATTTCTCTTTTATTGAGAATCGTTAAATTTGCCATTGACGTAATAAACGAAAATAAATATAATATAAACAGAAACAGATACACGCGAGGGAGGCAAGAAACCATGGCAAACAAACAGGATGCACTTAAGGAAGCACTGGCTACATACCTCGAACCGATTACCCTGGCCGCAAATTCTACCCGGTTTATGTTGGGGCTTCCTCCGGCGGATATTACAGAAAGACCGGAAATCAGACACCAGATAGACTATTTTATAAAGGGCTTCAACGAAGGAAAGGCCGGTTACTACGACAAGTGGTACGATGACAAAATAGCCGCAAAAGCATACCAAGCAGGGAATGCCGCCGGGCGGGAGTTTTACAAAGGCGAACATTTTCAGACGATAGAATTCAACAATTATTAAAACAAGCCGGGCGGCCTCTCCCGGCGGAAAGGACGGATGAACAATGACCAAAATGACGGTGAACGGAGTGACCACAACCAAAACCCCAGGGCAGGAGCAATACGAGAGGTTCAGCAGGAAGATAGGCAGGAAGACCAAGACCTTCTATAGCTACGACTACCGAGACCATGATGGAGAATTGTTCTCCTGCGTAAAGCCGACGCTCGAAGCCTGCCGGGAGGCAAGGGACGCATGGGTAAAAGCAAAGGAGGAGAAGAACGCACAACCCGCCTGATGAGAACCGGATGGCAACCAACCGAAATCCCCGCAAGGGGATAGCGGGAAAGCCGCAAAAACACACGAGGAGGGAGCGACATGGTAAACCCGGCATACCTGCCAAACGGCAAGGAGCAGTACGCGCAATATATAAGCAACGCCACCCACAGGACGGCGATACAATACGATTACAGGCACACCGATGGAGAGCTTTTCTCCTGCGTGAAGCCCACCCTGCGAGACTGCTGGAGGGCGAAGGAAGACTGGCTCAAACGGAAAGAGGAAGCGTCAAAGAAGGAGGAGGCATAGGCATGAACAAGGTTATCAATTTCCAAGCGGCAGCGGCAAAGCGGACGAAGATACATTACATCATTGAGATTGGCGAGGACGAAAAACCCGTATACGTGGCAGCGGAGTTGGAGCCTGGCGAGATTACGATTATGGTCAGAGCAAGGACACTGGAGGAGGCGGAAACCCTCCGCAAAGAGGCAGAGGCGATAGCGAAGCAGGCACAGAGGAGCCCGGCGGCGGGAGGTACTGTCAAATGATGAACAAGAGCAAAGTGGACTATTGTAATTTTTCGTTCAACCCGGTCACCGGCTGCAAGCTGGGATGTGAATACTGCTACGCCGCCAAACAGGCGAAGCGGTTCTCCGGCGACCCGAGGATGAACAAAGGCTCCAGCCAGCTACAGAAGGACGAAACCGGCCTTTACACTTTGGAGAAGCCCTTCAAGAATTGGGGCGGAAAGGTGATACCGTGCCCGGCGGGATTTATTCCCACGCTCCACCGGTACCGGCTCCCCATGCCGGAGCAAAAGAAGAAGCCGGCCAACATTCTCACCTGCAGCCTGTCCGACCTGATGGCGCCATGGATACCCGACACATGGATTATGGACGTTTTCAGAGCCTGCGAGGCGGCGCCATGGCACAATTACCTCTTCCTAACGAAATACCCCCGGCGTTACGAGCTTATGAGCTCCACAGGGCAACTCCCACACTCGGAGAACTTCTGGTACGGGACGACCGTCACCCGGCAGAGCGACCTCGACAGGGTGATATTCCTCCCCCGGAGGCAATACAACCAATTCATCAACGTGGAGCCGGTTCTGGAGGCGATAGACATCAGCGGGATAGACTTCATGGACTGGATCATCATTGGAGCCGAGACAGGCAACCGGAGAGGCAAGGTGAAGCCGGAGCGGGAATGGATAGAGGCGATAGTCCAGACGGCGAGAGCCGCCGGGATACCGGTCTTTATGAAGAGCAGCAAGGAGCTGGCAGAGGTCTGGGGGGAGGAGCTAATTCAAGAGTTCCCTGCAGGACTGGCACGGCCGGCCGACATACCAATCCCCCACTGCTCCGAATGCGAGCACCACGAGGCGGAGGAACGCCACTACGACAGCGTGAAGGACGTAATGATGATGAACCACACCTGCAAGCACGGAAACACCCCACAGAGCGTCCCAGGACGATACGCGAGAACGTCGCCGCCTTGGTGTCCGCTCCGGGGGAGATTATAAAACAAGGAGGCAAAGGAAATGAACAAGAAAAACATCTATCAGTTAGCCTGCTTTTTACAGGGAGACTACACTAACGGCGGCTCAATGGAGGACTTCAAAGAGGACATCGAGCTGACGCAGGAAGACATCCTGAACCTGATGGCGGAAACAATCGGCAGGAACGCCGCAGAGGAGAAGCTGAACACCTTCAAGACAGCGGTACACAGCGACGGATACGCCACCGGCCGCCGGACGGGCGCTCAACTGGCGAAAATGCTCACGGGAGAAGCCGACACCATCAAAATCACAGAGGAGGAAGACGAGGACGGTGCCAAACAGGTCTGGGAGGAAATATGGAACCTGCTGACCGAAAAGATGGGGAACAAGCTCCGGGCGGAGGAGAAACTCAACGAATTAAAAGCGGCGGTGTTCGACCAGGGCTACATGGATGGCCTCCGGGCGGCCTTCCAGAAAAGCAAGAAGACAAACGACCCAACCACACACCAAAAACAGAGATAGGAGGATGAAATCATGAACACAGCAGCAAGAATCACCCCGACATTTACCAGGGAGATGGAGCAGGTGCGAAGAATGAAGCCCCGGTTTTTCGACAGGGAGAGCCTCGGCTACCTGCCACCGCTGACCCGGCTCCTTTTCCTCGGGCTTTACTGCCGGGCAGACGAGAGAGGGCAGCTGGAGGACAAGCCCAGGGCGATTAAAAAAGCCCTGCTGGGCTACGACGACGTGACCGCCGCGCAGGTCGACGACATGCTGGAGGAGCTTCAGACCGCCGGACTTATCGTCCGACACCAGGTCGACGGTTTCCTGCAGGTAGCGGAGTTGGGAGCGAGATAAGACGGGAATAGAATGGGAACAAACGCTCTTATTTACGAAACGCCGGTACTGTGGTACAATATATGAAAATCAGGAGCCGGGAGGTTCCCGAACACAGTGTCGGTAAAAACCAAAAGTATACCAAAAGGCTACCGATTTTTGCGGTAGCCTCCGCTATTTTCGAGAGGCAGGTGCCAGACCATGGACAAGAGAGCAGTCTATTTTTATACGCCACCAGGTGAGACAGCTTGCGCCGGTCTGGCTCTTGACGTACACGTTCATGGAGAGGCGCTCCGGTTCTTCGATACCATCAGAGGACACGAAATCCCCGGCAAGGTCACGGCAGAAGACGAGAACGGCTTCACCTTTGCGTCCACGGGATACAGACCAGGAGAATGGCGGTTTGATGTTCTGACGGTCGAGGAGTTCAGGCGTGAACGCCACAAGATGGTCGAAGGAGGAGAAGTCCTGGCGGCCACAATTAAGAGCACAGACGACCTCCACCAATGGTACCGAAGGGAGTTCGGAGTTTGAGGCGAGGGAGGGCAAGGGCATAAGCGAAGAAAAGCGGTATGACAAGCCATTTTCGCACCCGCGCTGGCACGAGCCCCTCGTGGGGGAGGTTGTCGGACGCAAGGTCTTGACGGAAGAGGAGCAAAAGAAGGTTCACGATGACGCTGTCGCAGTCCTGAAAAGCTGGGGAGTTAAATTAAAAGACGAGGAAGAGCCGGAACCTGACTCCGAAACCCGTGGCAACAAAATGGCAACAGAAAAATTGTGA